TTGGAGAAGGTTCAAGAGGTGGTAGAGGCGTAAAATCAAAAGGTTTAGGATTCGAAGGAACACTAACTGCAGACTTGGAAAATCTAAAACAAAACGGATTGAAAGATGCTAAAGACTTCAATCACCCTACTTTAGTTTTAGAAATGGCAAACGAATTAGGATTAAAAAAGGGAAATTTTGATGTAATTCCAGAAGGAAAAAAGAATCAATCAAGACCTCTAAAAATAACTGCTAAAGGACCAGAAATTGCATTCTCAGCAGGAACTGCAGCAGAAACTTTAACAGACATCACTATTAAGAAGGGCAAAATGCCTTATTATATATCTGCTAAATTCGGAGGAACTTTAACCTTCTTCAATTCAGGAATATCTACAATATTACCCGCAAATGAAATAAAAAGCGGAGAAATAAAAAATGAATCTGGAAAAATTCTTTTAAAGACTTTAGGAATAAACAACAAATTATTCTGCCAAGTATTTAACGAATATGGCAAAAAAGGATACGTTGGACCAAAGAAAAAAACTACTCCAGACGTAGCAAAATTACAGCATCTAGTTAGTTCTGGTATAGGCGAAGGATACTATTATGCTCAAGCAGGTAAAGGTAGAGACCTATTTTTTGAGATAGATAAAAAATACAATAAACAAGCCTCAACGATAACATCTCCAGTAGTTGTATACTATGGAGGAATTGACGGAAAAGGAAAAAGAATAGATCTCGTATTTGAATCTGCAAAGTACTTCTTCAAAGTTAATATCAGAAACAAACAAGGTGGATTATATCCTACCCATATCATGTGTGATTACAAAGCTAAGTAATACCACAAACTTTAGTTAAAAAGTATCAAGAAAATTTATTAAATTGGTTATATGAAAAAGATTACGTACGGTGTCATGAATACGATTGATGGCATAAAAATCCATTACATCCAAGATCCAGGACAGAACAGAAAACCTCACAATTTGAAAGGCCCAGCAATGATTTACGCTGATGGCAAAGAGGAATATTACATAAATGGTCTTAAAATGACCCAGGCCCAATTCTTATTAATTAGTAAAAAGCGTATTTATAGCCCAATGGAAGAAGGGGCTTAGTGACATATTTATTAGAAAATAAAAAACTATGAAAATAGCAGTTAAAGGCATTATCGCCTTATTTTTAGTGGCAAGTGTTTATTTGCTCTTCAAGGAATTTGACGGAGTTAGATTTAAAACAGAAGCTTACGAGAATCAAATAGAACAATTAGCCGTGCAAATAGATTCTTTACACGGACAGAACGACAGTTTAGAAACTACTATTCAAGTGGTAGAAAAAGAGAATTTAGTATTGGAACAAAAAACAAAGACTTTATCGTCTAAAGTAAAAGAGCTAAAAGAAGATAAGTCAGAATTAGAGGCTGCAGCTAAAATGAGACCTCATGAGATCGACAGTTTCTTTGTTGTAAGATATGCTGAGCAATACAAAGTAGAAACAAAGGACACAACTATATTACCAGTCCCAGTATCTAAAGCAATCGTTGTTGATTTAGTAGATTTCGATAGAACTAAAAACATTGTTTTAAACCAAGACAGTTTAATCACTAACTTAGAATCTACAGTAAACGGTAAAGATAAAGTCATTGTAACTCTAAGAACTAAAGAAGGCAACTACGAATCAATCATACAAAAGCAAGTAGAACAACAAAACAACTACAAAGTAATGGTTGAAGGTTTAAAAGGAGACATTAGAAAATTGGATAGAAAAAATAAGTTGAATAAGATCACAAAATTTGCAATGGGAGCCCTAATTATAGGTCTTGCTGTAACGCATAAATAATGTCAGAGAGTCAGATCGATATAAAAGAAAGAATTAAGCACGAGTTTATAACTTGCGCTCAAGATCCTGTATATTTCATGAAGAAGTATTACATGATCCAGCATCCACAAAGAGGTCGAATGTTGTTCGACCTTTATCCTTTTCAGGAGAAGGTACTAACTCTATTTCAAAAATATCCAGAATCCATAATCAATAAGTCAAGACAGTTGGGTATCTCTACTCTAGTGTCCGCTTACTCTTTGTGGTTGATGATATTTTCAAAAGATAAGAACGTTCTTGTAATTGCGACCAAGCAAGATACAGCAAAGAACATGGTTACAAAAGTTAGATTCGCTTACGATAACCTTCCAAACTGGATGAAGATCGGAGCGGCTGCAACCTCTAACAACGCATTAAGTTTAAGACTAACAAACGGTTCTCAAATCAAAGCTGTATCGGCAGCAGGTGACGCAGGTCGTTCTGAAGCCGTATCTCTACTGGTAATTGATGAGGCCGCATTCATCGACAATATTGAAACAATCTACACCGCTGCTAAGATGACCTTGGCAACAGGAGGTGGATGTATAGCGTTATCTACTCCTAACGGTGTTGGTAACTGGTTCCACAAATCTTACACAGACGCACAATTACAAAAGAATAGTTTTTTACCTATTTCTTTACCTTGGAATGTTCACCCCGAAAGAGCGCAAGACTGGAGAGATAAACAGGACATGGATTTGGGAATTAGAATGGCCGCTCAAGAGTGTGATTGTGACTTCGCAACTTCTGGTAACACAGTAATTCCTCCAGAAATTTTAACTTGGTACGAGGCAAACATGATATCAGAACCTCTCAATAGAGAAGGTCAGGAAAAAGCACTTTGGATTTGGGAATATCCGAAACCAACGAGTTATTACATGGTAGTTGCCGACGTAGCGAGAGGAGACTCTATGGACTACTCTGCTTATCATGTTATAGATACAGAGACATTAGCGCAAGTAGCTGAATTTAAAGCCCAGACAGATACCAGAGTGTACGCCAACGAATTGATAGCGATAGCAACTAGATACAATCAAGCACTATTGGTCATTGAAAATGCAAATATTGGTTGGGACGTAGTTCAGGGCGTGGTTGAGAGCGGTTACGCCAATATCCATTTTAGTCACAGATCGGACAACTCGGCAGACTTTGATAATTACTTAAACGTACATTACGGAAACTCGTCCTTAGTTCCAGGATTCACAATGAGTACCAAAGTGAGACCTTCTGTACTAGAAAAAATGAGAGATTTCATAGAAAACAAAACAGTAACTATAAGATCGATTAGATTATTAGAGGAGCTTCGCGTATTTATATGGAAGAATGGTAAGCAACAGGCCATGTCAGGATACAACGATGATTTGGTAATGGCTTTCGCAATAGGAATGTACTTGAGAGAGACTTCTTTGAGGTTCAAAAGGACCGCTCAGAGTTTGACAGAAGCGACTTTAAACTCTTACACAAAAGTTGGAGACGATAGTCCAATGTACCAGTCCTATACCAATTATGGTCAAAATCCATGGCAGCAAGAGATTGCAACGCCGATGGGAAAAGAACAACAAGATTTAACTTGGCTTTTATAATATAAAGATATGGCAGACAACAAACAAGACAATCTATTTTCGGCGTTAAGAAGACTATTCTCTACTGATGTCATTATCAGAGATTCTGGAGGTAAGAACTTAAGCGTAATAGATACAGAACACATTCAGACTTCTGGTGTAATTCAAACTAACTCGTTAATCGATAGATTCCACAAAGTATACACTACCTCTACGGCTTACGGTGTTAACTTAAATCTAGCACAAAACTATCAATCAGCTCGTGTACAAATCTACGCTGATTACGATGCTATGGATACGGATGCTATCATTGCTTCTGCGTTGGATATTATTGCTGACGAGTGTACTTTAAAGAACGATCAAGGTCAAGTATTACACATCACTTCTGCGGACGAAAATATTCAAAACCTATTAGAAAACTTGTTCTACTCCGTAATGAACATAGAATTTAACCTATGGTCATGGATTAGAAACATGTGTAAGTACGGTGATTTCTATTTAAAATTAGAGATCGCAGAAAAGTACGGAGTTTACAACGTAATTCCTTTCTCCGCTTACAATATCGTTAGACAAGAAGGTTTTAATCCTAAAAATCCAAACGAGGTAAGATTCAAATTCGATCCTAACGCAGCTATCAGTTCTACTACAGGATACACTTCGGCCTACAATAATCAAGATCCAGGAATTTGGTTTGATTTGTACGAAATGGCTCACTTTAGATTCTTGGGCGACGTTAACTATTTACCTTACGGTAGATCTTATTTAGAACCAGCTAGAAAACTATTCAAACAATACACTTTAATTGAAGACGCGATGTTGATTCATAGAATTACTCGTGCCCCAGAAAGAAGAACATTTTACGTTAACGTGGGAGCCATCCCACCAAACGAGGTTGAGAACTACATTCAACGTATGATTGGTAAGATGAAAAAGACTTCTCTTATCGATGCTCAAACTGGGCAATACAACATGAAGTTCAACCAACAAAACTTATTGGAAGACTTCTTTATTCCAGTTAGAGGCAACGATCAATCTACTAGAATTGATACTGCGAAAGGTCTTGAGTACAACGCTATCGAAGACGTTCAATACTTTAGAGAGAAACTATTTGCAGCGTTAAAGATTCCTAAAGCGTTCATGGGATACGAAAAGGACTTAACTGGTAAAGCAACTCTAGCCGCTGAAGACATTCGTTTTGCTAGAACAATCGAAAGAATCCAAAGAATTATAACGTCTGAATTGAAGAAAGTTGCATTAGTTCACTTGTACGCCCATGGTTACACAAATGAGTCGATAACCAACTTTGACATTCATTTGACAAATCCTTCTATCATATACGAGCAAGAGAGAATTGCTATGATGAAAGAGAAGATTGACCTTGCAAACCAAGCAATGGAAAACTCTTCTTTACCAAGAGATTACGTATGGAAGAACATATTTAACATCTCTGAGGACGAATTTGATGAGCTTGACGACCTTATTGTTGAGGA